CCTTACTTTCTGCATTTGGTTATACAATGTCAAGAAGCTGAAAGGTAAAGAGGATCAATATAGGATTTCATATGGTGGTAGAGTTTACAGGATCTTATCCATGAGAGAAGCTAGGAAACGTCAGGTATTAGAAATCAAATGTGAGTTGATCAATGAGATTGTTAATGCAAATCAAAACAAGTTTTGATAGATGAGTAGAACAACATGTATAGTATCTGACGACCACAAGGTAAAAATGTTGCTTACTAGAATCAAGAGAGATGTAAGACCTATAACATACAAAGCTCTTGTAGAAGGATGTAAGAACTTACAAGAAAGTACTAGGCGTAGATTAAGAGCAGCTCCTTTTAAATCAAATAATATGACAAAAGGTGTACGTTATTACGTAAACCCAGATACACTTGAAGCTAATGTGAACATCATGGGACACCCTTTATTGAGAATCTTTGAAAAGGGTACACCTTTACGCAAAACAAAGAAAGGATACAATAGAGGTAAGATAAAGCAATATGCTTTCTTCTATGATGCACGTTCTAAAATGCGCGGAATCCTTAACACTATATATAGAGTGGTTGATAGAGAAATGATAAAACTAGATAAATGATATGGCTAGAAATATACAAACGATTTCAATAGGTAAGATTATTAATGATAGTTTAAAACTGTACGGTAGTAAATACTCAGTATCTCCTTTGGTAGCTCCACAAGATACTGCATATCCTTTTGTTGTATATAAAAGAGCTAGCATTGAAACATCATATAGTAAGGACATATTACCTATGCCAGAAAAAGCGTATGTTGAAATCACAGTTGCAAGTGATACATATGCAGAAGGTGTTACAATAGCTGAACAAATACGTAATTCTATGACAGGAATTACGAACTACGAAAACTATGGTTTAAGGGTTGAAAACTCTTACCTAACTACTGCATCTGAGGAATATGTCGAAGGTGCGTATTTACAAATTATGGTATTTTGCTTTGTATGCAATCTACCTATTAAAGATCAATATTAAAGAACATAAATTATAATTCTATGGCAGTAATTAAAGGAAATGAATTGATGTTGTTCCTAACATCAAATGGTGTAACGAAGTCAATAGCTTATGCTACTTCTCACACAATGAATATTAGCGCAGATGCAAAAGCTATTAGCTCAAAAGACTCAGAAGGTGGCTTTACTGACAGTGAAGTTGGTCTATTGTCTTGGACAGTTAATAGTGAGAATCTCATGGCTAACTCAGGTAATGGTTATGTATTTGATGATCTCTTTGACCTCATGTTGGCAAAAGAGAAAATAGATGTAGTTTTCACACGCAGAAGTGGAGGCGTTAATGGTAGTATTACTGAAAATGGTTGGACAGTAGGTACTGAAACACAATACAAAGGTCAAGTTATCATAACTTCATTGGAGCAGTCAGCTTCTAACGAAGATAACGCAACTATGAAGGTTGATATGACAGGTTGTGGTAAACTTGAAAAGGTGACAGTTACATCTGCATCAACTAAGAGTACTACAAGTACAACAACTTCAAGCAAGTAAAATAAACACTACTAATCTTGTTTCAAATTCAATTAATTTTCATATAGCACATTTATAATATAGGGGTATTGATGTAGAGATACATTGATACCCTTTTTTATTTTGTGTTAGTAATATGTACAACACGTTCACATATTAATGTAATGAGATAAGTAGAATTTTAAATAATAATATATATGGCTAAGAATGTAAATATTAATGGCGTTGATTATGAGATCAAATATACAATTAGATCTCTTTTTTTGTTTGAGAGCATAACTGGCAGACCTTTTAGTATAAACTGCTTATTTGACAATTATATGTTCTTATATTGTATTATACTCGCGAATAATAAGAACGCTGTACTTACATGGGATGATTATCTTGATGCTTTGGATAAAGATCCTGAAATAATAAAACAACTGAACTCTATTGTAACTGAACATAAGCAGGAAGAAGACCTATTTGTTGTTGAAGAAGATGTAGTTGATTCAAATGGTATGCAAAGCACTTGTAAAAAAAAAGACAACTAACAATATCTGAGTTATACGCAATGCTTGTACTTCAATTAGGTCTTGATGCATCTTATGTATTAGATGAAATGAAGATGTACGAAGTACGTGCATTGCTAAAATACTCACATTACAAGAACATGGATTCTTGGTCACAATCAAGGATGATCTCTTATATAGTGGCTCAGAGCAATTCTACCAAAAGAATGAAGCCAAGTGATATAATGGAGTTCCCGTGGGAGAAAGCTCAGGAGAACGCATCTAATGAAGAAATAGAGGTATCTCAGAAGGAGATTCAATCCTTGGCAGAGAAGGCTAAACAATTTGAAAATATACTAAACGATAAATAGAAATGGATTATAAAATAAATCTCAAATTCATCAATGAGAATCCAAAGGCTATGGAAATGGTTGAGGATACTATTGAACGGATTAAGATATTAGGTGATAAGACAGGTGCTGAATTAAAAGGTATAGCTGCGGAACTATCATCTACTTTAAAATATACTCAAAATTTAGAACAAGGTTTTGATCAAATTACTGACGCAATTGAAAACATGCGTAATAAAGGTTTGAAGAATAGAGATGTCCAAATGTGGTATGAACTACATAAAGCAGCATCTATGTATGGTCAAACTATATCAACATTAGGTAATGCACAAAGTCCTGAACATTTCAAAGTAGCTTTACAAAAGGTAAATAGTGAGTTGGTGTCAGCTGAGCAGAACCTAAATAAGATGAATATGATTAAAGCCTTTAAAGGTATCTTATCTAGTGCTAAGAGTACATCTGTAAAATTGAATGAGATAAAGTCTTTAATTGCGCGTATGAATGAGTTAGACCTTAAAGGTAATGCCATGAATTCAATGGTTAAGGAAGCTCAGAAACTAAAAGATGCGTTAGATAAGACAAAAGCATCTATTGATGGTACTGACAAATCTATTAAGCAAACTACGCAAGATGTATCTACTTTATCAAATACATCAAGATCATTATCCTTATCTGAAAGATTTGAAGCCATTAAGAATAGCTCAGAAACCACGAAACAAAGATTAAGGGAACTTACAGCACTTATAGCTGAGATGAATGAAAAAGGTCAAAATAGTGGTCCACTATTCCAACAAGCTATACAAGAAGCTGGAAGATTAAAAGATGCTATTGGTGACGCTAATGATCAAATTAAAGCGATGTCACATGACAATAGTACACTACAAGGTCTTATTTCAGGTATGCAAGGTGTCACAGGTGCTGCAAGTGTAGCTCAGGGTGCTATGACATTATTTGGTATTGAGAATGACAATGTAGCTGAATCTATCAAAAAACTCCAAGCTATGCAAACCATGATGAATGGTTTACAACAAGTAGCGAATATGTTGAATAAGGATTCAGCGTGGAGCTTAATGACTAAGAAGAAAAGCATTGACAATGTTAGTACAGCTATAACAACTGAGTCAGGCGCATTATCTCAAAATACAGGTGTAAACGCAGCTAATACCACAGCAATAAATGCTAATGATGGCGCTCATTCTAAAAATATAGGTTGGAGAGCTGCATTTGTAGCAAAGGTAAAAGAAGAAATTGCAGCATTAGAAGAAAAAAACCGAGTATTGATGGCTGAACAAGCTGAACAAGAAATAGGTAATGAAATATTTGAAGCCAATGGTAAATTAATAGCCAGAGTTACGGATTATAACTCAAAATGGATTAAATCAAACGGTGAAATTGTATATGGCACAAAGGAAACTCACAATTGGCTGAGATTGGTTAATGGTAAATTGATAGATGTGTCAGATGCTATTAAACAAGGAATAGTTGCGTATGATAAAAAAAGAAAAGTGTTAGTTACACATAATTCTGCTTTAATACAAGCAAATCGTAATCTAGTTCAATCTGGAATGTTGATGCAAGTTGAAGAAGGAGCTATTAAAAAACTTATTGCAGCTAAGACTTGGGATATTGCTAAAACATGGGGTAGAGTTGCAGCACAAACTGTATTAAACGCTTTAATGATGAACTGGACTTCTATTGCATTTGGAGCTATTGCAGGAGCTATTGGTTGGGGTAGTGCTATGTCAGATAGTGCAGACAAGACAGATAAACTGACAGAAGCACTCAAACGTAAGAAAAAAGAAATGCAGAACAACATTGACATTACGCAAGAAACTAATAAAGAAGTAGCAAATGCTTATGGACAGTTAAAGAAGTGGGATAGACAATTAGCTAATACAAAGTCTACAAAAGATAGAAAAACAATAATTGAAGAAATAAAAGAAAAGTTTGCTGAACTAAACATCAAATATGATGATTCTTTGACAGCTGAACAAAATATCCAAAATAATACACAAGCGTTTGTTGATGCTATACACAAGAGAGCAAAAGCGATAGCTAATTTTAATAAGTTGGTTGAAACTTATGAAAATATGCTCAATGATGAAGATACAGCGTTAGGTGGTGGTTACATGTACAAAGGTATGAGTATGGAAGCTGTAAAAGAATTTATAAAACAAGTAAATGAAAAATATGGTAAAGAAATTCTAACAATTAATGATTTTATAGTAGATGGCTCTAAAAGGACTTCATCTTTGTTTGGATTAATTAGTAATATAAAATATACTTATGGTATAACAAAAGAAGGTGCAGATAAATTAAAAAAAGCAAATGAAGATAGTTATCAACCACTTTTAGACAAATACTCAAAAGGTTCAGAAGATCTTTTAGAATTAGATTCAAATAAATCCAAAGACTCTAAAAAGAAGAAAGGCTCAGGTACTAGTAATACTAGTAAAGAGGATAGTGAGTTTAAGCAAAAGCTAAACGAAAAACGTAGGGAGATACTTGAAGCTAAAAGAGAACTTGACCAAAAATTGAAAAATGGTGATCTTACAAAGCTTGAATATGAAGATGCAATAGCTGCTCTTAATAAGCAAATGCAGACAGATGTTATAGACCCGTGGAATAAAAAGTTTAAAGAAAATCCTCTGGATCCAATCAAACTTAGAATAGAACCTGTACAACTTGATGTAGAAGAATACTACAATATCTTAAAGAAACAATTGCAATCTATACAAGAACGCGCAAAATGGGATAACACATATACTCCCGAGATGCAGGAAGCAGATAGGCAAAAATATTGGTCTAATTTTGAATCTAACACAGGATTAAAAAGAGGTGTTGATGTTGTAGATCCAGAATATAAGACAGATGTACAGAAATACGATGAGTATGCTCAGAAAGCAAGTAATGCTCAGGAGGAGTATAATAAAGGTTTTATTACATCTGCCGAACTTTTAGAAGAACTATCTAAGCTGAATAAGGAGAAGAATGACGCAGGTATAGGTGGTCTTGACTTTAAAGCCAATTTGAGAGATGAAGATAAAGTCAAAACTAAATCTGAGCAATACGCAGATTATCAATCAAAAGCAAGTCAAGTAAAACAAGATTATGATAATGGCTTAATTGATTATGATGAAGCCAAAAAACAACTTGATGAAATCAATGATAAGATTGCTGCTCTTGGTGGTAAGAAGATTGAGATTGACATTAAAACCAAGGGACAACAAGATTTCCAAAAGTTCATGG